TATCCTGCAGCACTATCGTTAAAGAGAACTAAATCATTGTCAAGTGTGATGCTGTTTGCTTCAATTTGAATGATCTCACCCAGACCCCATCCTCTTCTCTGACCAGCAGATGCGATATTGGGGAAGTGAATCTGTGGTGTGGTTGTGTCTCCAATTCCCAGATACTCATTGACTGTTCCATTTGGTGACCAATTAGTTTGATCATAAGTTCCATAATCTTTGTACAGAATATTTGAAGTGATATTTCCAAGTTCTTTTGGACCAAGAATTCCAACCAGTTTTGCTTGATCAATGTTAGCAGATGTAGCATTATTTGCAGCAATTTGACGATAAACAAGTAAACCATGTTGGTTATTTGTTCTTGCCAAAGATAATGTGACGTGATCAACATCATTAAAATTACCAACAG